AACACACCTACTTTTGGCGTGTCGTGTACTCACTTCTTGGACTGAATTACCTAGACATCCCCGTAACACGCGAAAGGACCCGCCCGGCGTGATGCCGAACGGGTCCCAGGGTGATGCGGGGTGTCTAGAAGGGCGGTTCGCTGTCGGGGCCGTTACCCCAGCCACCACCGTTGCCGGCGCCCTGCCCGCCGGGCGCCGCCCACGGGTCGGACTGCTGCCCACCGCCGCTAAAGCCGCTACCGTTGCCGCCGGAGCGCTGCGTCCGATTCACCTTCGCATTCGCGTACTTCAGGGACGGGCCGATCTCGTCGACCTCCAACTCGATCACGGTCCTCTTCTCGCCCTCCTTCGTCTCGTAGCTCCTGGACTTCAGCCGGCCGGAGACGATGACGCGCATGCCCTTCGTCAGGGACTCAGCGACGTTCTCCGCAGCTTCCTTCCACACGCTGGCGCGGAGGAACAGGGTTTCCCCGTCCTTCCACTCGTTGGACTGCCGGTCGAAGGTGCGCGGGGTGCTGGCCACGGTGAAGTTGGCCACCGCCGAACCGCTAGGGGTGAACCGGAGTTCGGGGTCGTTCGTGAGATTGCCGATCACGGTGATCGTGGTTTCGCCTGCCATGTTGTTTACGCTGCTTCCTGACTAGTGATGATGGTGTGGGACATGTCGAGGTAGTGGCCGTCGTCGTCGAGGTAGACGAACCGGCCGAGTTTGGGGATCCACACCGGGAGGGTGTCGATCTCGAAGTCTGTGCGGAGCTTCCAGCCGTACCTGCGTGCCTGGGCGGCGAGGTCCGGCATGGCCTCCACCAGAGTGTTCCACCGCGCACAGACCAAAAGCCCGTTCGCGACCCTGTTGCGGGACTTCACCCCGCCGTGCCCGCGGCCCTTCCGGTGATGGTGGACCAGATCCCCGACGCAGTCCCCGCCCGCGCCGTGGACAACACATCCCAGGTCACGGGCGGAGATCGCGATCTTCTGCGCCTTGCTGAACCCGTTCACGCTGCCAGTCCTTGTGCCGCGCCTTGTGCGGTCCACTCGGACTTGATGGCGGAGTTCAGGGACCGGCCGATGTCCAGCCGGTCCCGCAGGACACGGATGGACTCCCGCGCCGCCCGGAGCACCTGGTCCGCGATCTCGGCGTCCAGCTTCAACTCCGCCGTCTCCAACGTCGCCGTGTACTTCCGGACGTCGAGGTTCCCCTCGGCCTTCAGGAAGTTCCGGGCGAACGTGACCTCGTAGCGGGAGCGGGCCCGGACCGCGGCCTCATCCAGGAGGCGGATCTCCTCCTGCTTGGTGTCGAGGTCGCGGCCGAGCTGTGCCAGCTGCCGGACGACGTCGTTCGTCGTGGGGGTGTTCACGAGGCGGCCTCGATAGCGAGGACATCGGACCACGACAGCGCGCCGGCCCGGACCAGCTCCTCGAGCTTCTGGTCAGCGTCACCCGACGGCTTCGGCGCCACGTACGAGGAGCCCGTCACCAACGCGATGCCAGGAATCTCCTCACCACCATCCGAAACGGCGGCGCCGGTCGCCTTCGCGGCGTTCAGCAGGTTCGCGACGAACCACTCCGGAACGACCTGCTGGGTGACAGTCTCGACGACGTCGGGCTGGTTCTCCCGGATCCAGGCATCGAGCGCCTGCGGGTCCGTGACCTTCCACGCCGGCGTCGGCTTCGAGCGGGTGATCCCGCCGAGCTCCACCTCGGTGCCGTCCTCCAGCTCCACGACGACGGCCTTCCGCTCACCCGGGCGCATGCCCTTCTCCAACACCGTCCCGTCCGGGGCCTTCACCCCGTCGGCGTACTTGGCCTTGAGCTGCTCTTCCAGCGCCGCCACCCGCTTCTTCAACAGGTAGACGGCCATGTACTCGACCTCACGACTCAGCGCGCTCATACCACTGCCCCTTCCAGAACGGTTTCTGCTGTCTTGGCCTCGGCGATCCGGGCGAGTTCCTACTCAATCGCGGCGAACATCCAGAAAGTGTCCGGCGCGCCTGCCTGCTTGGCCTGGTTGCGGATGGCCTGCAGCTGGGTCCGGTTGCCGGCGGCGTCGTGGAAGAGCTGCTGCCAGTTGACCGGCGGGACCGGGCGGGACTGTGCGGCCTGCTGGCGGGCGTGGAGCGCGGCAGCTCCGGCGTCCTCATTCGGGTTGCCCTGCGGGCGCCGGGCCGGCGCCTCCTGCTGTTCGTCCGGGACGGCAGCGGATGCCTGGCCATCCGCTCCGGAGTGCTGCCGGGGGGACGTGGCCCCCGGCTGATCGATGCCCAGACCGCGCCACAGACCATCGACACTGAAGTCCCGGATCGGCTTCTTCTCACCCACGGGGATATTCATCTTCAAGGACCGGACACCGCCGATGAAAGCCTCACCCCGGGACGGCATTTCGATAACCACGCCGACGTCGAACGGGAGGGACTTCTGGGCCTTCACCTTGAACGTCTTGTCCTTCGTGGGCTTCCCGTCGGCGCCCATCACCATCACCTCATCGAGGCGGGCAGTGATGATCGAGGGGCCGTTGTGGAGGCGGAGGAGATCCATCATGTCCCGCCACCGGTCCGTGGCACGGTTCCACAAGTCCGGGCCAATGGTGACCTCGGTGTCCGTGTCGAACTTTCGGTTGTACTTCTTCGCGGCGGCCATCGCCCGGGAGCGGGCCTTCTCCTGGGCCTCGTCGGAGAGCATCTCCCACACGCGGGTCCCCGAGTCGATGACGATCAGGTTCTGCTTGCCGTCAGCGGCGGGTTCCTTCACGGCCTCGGCGAGCTTGCCGATGATCTGGGCGTACGTCCCGTCATGGGGGACGATCTCGAAGCGGGCGCCTTCGATGGCGCCGTACTCGTCCGGGTCATCCTCGCCCACGCCGATCCAGAACGTGCGGTCGATCAAGTCGGAGGCGGAGGCCTTGGCAGCGGCATAGGACTTGCCGGCCTTCTCCACCCCGGCGATCAGGGTGATGGGCCACGGCGGTTTGCCGGTGGGCTTGCGGGTCTGGAGAGTCATCGGGTTAGCTCCTGTTTGGTCTGCCACGCGTCGATGCGGGCTTGGGAAGGGTTGATGTATCCGGCCGTAACTTCGGCCTGGGTATCGGGGGTGGGGTCTCCGTGGCCGGGGCAGTAGCAGACGTCCAGCCGGCAGGTTTCGCACCGGTACAGGCCGCCGCAGTAACAGGCCGTCATGACAGGTCCTGACCGCATACGGCGCAAGTAGTGGCGCCCTTGTCGTAGAAGTCCACGGGGTGGTCGCAGGCGCTCACAGCCCGGCCCATTCGTCGTTAGCCGCACAGTCAGGGCAGTTGGCGAGGTGGATCAGGTGGGCGTCGGCCCGGTCGGCACGGACCGCCCAGGGGATCGCGACGCCCACGGCGACGGTGCCGAGGAGGAGGATAAGGACGTTCACGCTGCCAGCTCCCAACGGGCCTTGATGGTGCCGAGGGACAGGCCGATCTCCCAGAACATGGTGATCAGGAGGGAGCCTCGGACGTGGCCGGTGTCGTCGACGGTGCCGGCGGCGTTGATGTGGAGGTTCTCGTGCGTTCCGTCCTCGACCTGGCGGAGTTCCTTGGCGTAGGCGACGAGCGTGTCGACGTCGGTCCAGCGGAGGTCGCGGTCCACGAGCCAGGACAGGCGGCGGGTGAGGGTCTGGAGTTCGTCCTCGGACGGGCCGTTGATGCTCATCTCGGCGGCGAAGTGGTTGATCTCGGCGAAGACGATGTGGACGGCGAGGTCCTTGTCGAACAGGTACGGGACTGGCTTAGACTGGGTAGCGATCACCATGTGCTCCTAGCGTTGTGGTGGTTGTGAAGTCCGGGAGTTACCGCTCCCGGGCTTCTTTGTTTCTATGGCTTCAGCTTACATCATGTTCCCTAGTGTTCCATACATTTCCATCAAAAAAGGGCAAAAAAATATAGGGAACTCGTCGACCGACGGGTAAGTTCCTCACTGGAGGGGCTCCCACACACCCACCGGCCGGCGCTCAATCACGTACCGGCCCGGGTTCTCATCGGCCCACGCCCGCGCCTGACCCTCCGTGTTGAACCCGACCTCATGCGTCACGTCCCCGGCCATCACCGCGTACTCCCACCCGGCCGTCTTCACCCAGCCCAGCCGGAGCATCGCCC